GAACGATTCCCGAATTCCGACACGGCAAGCTGATCAGCGTCACGTTCTGGCGCGTCCTCGACGACACCGGCGACGACGTCGTCCGCCACCTCGAACAGCATGACCTGAACGCGAACGTCATCTACCACGGCGTCTACATCGGCGACCAGGACAACCTCGGCGCCGTCGCCCCCATCACCGAGTACCCGGGTATGGAAGTGGTCGCCGCGCAGCTCGACACCAGCAACGCGCAGGTGTTCCCCGACCTGCCGCCGGACGTCTCCACCGTCACCTACATCCCGAACATGCGCCCCAACCGGGTGTGGCGCCATATCGCCGGCGCCGCGCCGCTCGGCCGCTCCGACTACGCCGGCGTCGAAGGACTGATGGACTCCCTCGACGAGGCCTACTCGTCGTGGATGCGGGACCTGCGCCTGGCCAAGGCCCGTCTGATCGTGCCACCCGAGTACCTCGACAACATCGGCCCCGGCAAGGGCGCGATCGCCGACGTCGAACGCGAGGTGATGGTGCCCATGAACCTGCTGGTGGGATCCGCCGACGCGCAGTCGATCACCGCGAACCAGTTCGGGATCCGCGTCCAGGAGCACATGACCACCTGCCAGGAGCTGACGAACGCCATTGTCCGCTCCGCCGGGTACGCACCGCAGACGTTTGGCGACGACACCACCGGTTCGGCCATGACCGCCACCGAGATCGAGAACCGGGAACGCAGGACGCTGCTGACCAGGTCGCAGAAGCTGCTCTACTGGCGTCCCGGACTGGCCGACGCGCTGTACTCGCTTCAGTGGCTCGAGCGGACCGTGTTCGGCCGCACCGACATCGTCCCGGTGCGGCCCGACGTCGTGTTCCCCGACGCGGTGCTGCCGTCGATGCAGGAGCTGGCGCAGACCGCGGTCGCGCTCAACACCGCCGAGGCCGCATCGAAGCAGACCCTGGTCGCGATGATCCACCCCGACTGGACGCCCGACATGGTCGACCAGGAAGTCGAGCGGATCCGCGACGAGCAGGCGTTCGATGTCCTCGGCCGCGCCCGCGTCACCCTCGCGCCGCCGATGGGTTCCACTGCGACTGTCGGCCAGGAGGTCGACGACATCGCCAGCACGGTCCAGATCCTGGCCGATCCGGCACTTGACCGGCCCGACACCGATACGGAGCTACAGCAATGAGCACCCCCGCGCACGAAACCCCGCGTCCGGTCCCGACCCGTCCCAACCCGAACCCCACGCCGATGCAGCACGGCGGTCGCCCGGTCGACGGCATGCATGTGCCGTCGGCGGTCCCGGGCGCTGGCGCCTACGACTGCTCCGGGGCGGTCGGTTCGAACATCGTGCCCGCGGCCTCGTCGGTGTCGCCGGCGGCGTCCGATGACGTGCTGGACGCGCCGCCGCTGGCGTCGGGCTACCCGTCGGCGCAGACCTGGAATCCGTCGATGTGACAGGATCCCGATTTCGAACACCTGTGCGATAATGACCGCAGGTTGATCACCGCACGGCGACCGGCCACCAGCCCGAACCCCCCGCACGGGAGCATCGATGACCGAACCAGCAGGCGCAGCGGCCGTCGTGCCGTCCACCGCCGCTGACCCCGCAACGCCGGCCACGCCGTCCGCCACGGACCCGGCCGCCGAACTCGCCCGCGTCACCGCAGAACTCGAAGCCTGGAAGGGCCACTCCCGCAGCTGGGAGACCAAGGCCAAAGCCAACATCCAAGCCGCCGAGGCCGCCGCCTCCAACGCCGAGCAGCTGGCGAAAGTCGCCGCAGCACTCGGACTCGCGCCGGACGCCAAGCCCGATGTGGACGCGATCAGCCGCCAGCTGGAGACCACCAAGGCCGAAGCGAAAGCCCGCGCCGTCGAGCTCGCCGTCCTCCGCGCCGCACAGACCGCCGGCGCGAACGGCGACGAACTCCTCGACTCCCGCGGCTTCCTGAACAAGGTGTCCGCGGTTGACCCGAACGACCTCGATGCCGTCAAAGCCGCGGTCGCTGAGCACGTCGCCGCCAACCCGAAGTTCGCCATCACCCCGCCGGCCGCGCCCGCAGCTCCAGCCGCACGCCAGGCCTCCACCGCCGGCCAGTTCGACGGCCAGCCCGGCGGACCCCGGCAGCTCGGCGAGGCCGACTGGAAACGCATGTCGCCGACCGAGATCTCCGAGGCCAGCAAGAAGGGCCTGTTCAGGGACTACCTGAACAGCTGAACCACCGCTGCCCGGCCCTGCACAGGGCCCTGACGCGTCTACCTGAACAGCACCACCACGCTCGCCGCCCCGGAACGGGACGCGATCGCCGCCGCAAGGCAGCCATCCGCCAACCCCCGTTCCCAGGGAGCATCCGCGATGTCCGTCGTGGCATACAAGGCCGAATTCTGGAGCAACGTGCTCCTGGCCGCCTACATGAAGAAGCTCATCTTCGGTTCCGAGTACGTGATCAATCGGGACTACGAAGGCCAGATCACCCGCGGCGGCGACACCGTGCACATCACGTCGCTCGCCGACCCGGTGATCTCCAACTACACGCTCGGCCAGACCCTGTCGTACCAGCAGCTTCAGGGCGCCGGGCAATCTTTCACCGTCGACCAGGCCAAGTCGTGGTCGGCGCAGATGGAAGACGTCGACCGTCGCCAGCAGGTCGGCGATTTGCAGGGCTATTTCGAGGGCCGCGCCGCCTACCGCCTGGCCGACGTGATGGACCAGTTCATCGCGGCGCTGTACACCGCCGTCGCCCCGTCCAACGTCCTCGGCACCTCCGGCGCGCCGCTGACCCCCGGCCTGTACACCACCACCAACCCGGCGGACTTCTACCTGAAGGTGATCCTTCCGCTGAAGGTGCTGCTGTCGCAGGCCAGCGTGCCCGACGACGGCAACAGGTACATCGTGCTGCCACCGTGGGCCATGGCCCTCGCGGCCCAGACCCAGGCGTTCGTGGCGTTCCCCGGCTACACCGGCGGACCCGGCGACGTCATGGTCAACGGCGCCGTGGGCAGGCTCGGCGGGTTCGTGCTGCTGGAGTCGAACAACTCCGTCCAGACCGTCGCCGGCGGCCCCGGCACCGGCGTGTGGGCGATCCAGGCCGGCCACAACTCCGCGATCACGTTCGCCGACCAGATCGTGCAGAACGAGGCCCTGCGGTCGCAGGGCGACTTCGCCGACCTGATCCGTGGCCTGCACGTCTACGGCGGCAAGGTCGTCCACCCCGAAGCCCTCGCCGTGGCGTACACGCTGCGCCCGGTCGGAATCTGAGGCCCCGCCATGGCTATCTCCTCCGCGGCGTTCGCCGTCACCGCCTCGAACGCGCTGACCGTCCTGCCGACGCCGTACTCGATCACCGGGACCGACGTCACCAACGGCATCAGCATCCCGCCGAGCTTCTTCACCGCGCTGAACTACGGCCAGGCCGGTTTCGTGCCCGAGCGGCTGACGCTGTTCTTCAACACCACCACCGCCGGCACCGCGTTCAACGCGGTCATCAAGGCCACGCAGCCGACGACCGACGTTCCCAACGTCCCGCCGCCGTTCCCGCTGGCGAACGCCGGCGACCTGACGCTGAACATCAACGCCATCAACACCTACGTGATCGGCGGCCTGACCTCCGGGCGGCTGTCGCAGCCGGACGGCAGCATCCTGATCAAGTTCACGGGCACGCTCGGCGTCACCACCATGTACGGGCTGCTCGACCCGTACGCCCCGGCCGGCCCCCGCGGCTGACCCAACCCCGGAAGGACCATGACCCATGGCAGAGCTGCACTACTTCCAGCACCGCGAGGGCGGCACCATCCACGGCTTTACCATGCCGCTGCTGCCGGACCTGGCCGAGCAGGTCCGCAAGGGCGTCATGGTGCCCGTGGACGCGCCGCCGGAGCCGCGCACGCTGGACCTGCCACCGGCCATGGTCGCCGAGGCGTTGGCCGAGGAGAAGAAGATCCGGGCCAAGAAGCGCCGCGAGGAACTCCTCGCGGAGCTGGCCGAACTCGGCGACGACGAGGACGACGACGACACCGAGGCCGCGCCCAAGCCGGCCGCCGCGGTGAAGCTGTCGACCAAGGCCTCGCCGACGACCACGAACGGCGAGATCGACGAGCCGTTCGGGTCCATCGAACCGCCGTCGCCGGAGCACCCGAGGGCTGACGGGCTCTCCGGCGGCGGCACCAAGACCAACAGGGGACGTAGGCAGTGACCACACGCGTGTACGCGACAGTCGCCGACTACGTCGCCTACACCGCCGGATCCGGCGTCGCGGTGAACCAGCCGCGCGTCGGATTCCTGCTGCCCCGCGCGTCGCTGGTCCTCGACGACGCCCTGATCGGCGCCCGGTACGCGGTCGACCCGCAGGGCTACCCGACGGACGCAACCCTGATCGACTCGCTGAACAAAGCCGTGTGCGAGCAGGTGATGTTCATGCTCGACATGGACGACGACACCGGCGTGAAGGCGCGCATGGACCAGGTCTCCGTCGGCGGCCTGTCCTTCCACCGCACAGCCGGGACCGCAGGCCTGGCGAAGATTCCGCTGGCGCCGATGGCGAAGACCTTCCTGCACCAGTGCGGCGCGCTGCCGTCCGCACCGCTGACCAACTACTGACCGGGAGGCCGCTGTGCTGATGCCACCAACGACCACCGTGTCTATCGCACGCGGAACCGTCATCGACGCCTACGGCGACCCGGCCGACCTGAACAACACACCGGTCTACACCAACATCCCGGCGATCATCTCCTACAAGACCCGCACCACACAGGACCCGGCCACCGGCACCCCACGGCAGATCACCGCCTACGAGTGCATCGTCGACCGCGGCACCGACGTCCGCGACGACGACCGGCTCACGGACGAGCAGACCAGCATCGTCTACAACGTCACGGGTGTCACGCAGCTGCCGTCCTATGGCCTGCCGGCTGATGTGTGGGTGGCGCTGGAGCAGGTCGGCGGATGAGCAGCCCGGCCCCGGAGCAGTCGCAGCAGCAGCGCACGGATCCGCTGCTGCTGCTCGCCGCCGTCCAGGCGTCGGCGCTGCTGGCGCTGGAGCAGGCCGCGGTGCGCTCGGCGGCCGGCCCGCTGGCGCTCGAGCTCGCCGCCATCGGTCGGCAGGCCCGCGGCCGGTTCCTCATGGCCCAGGCCACCGGCAACCCGGCCGCCATCGACGCGGCCCGCGCATGGACCGCGCAGCAGCTGCAGGATGCCGCCGACACCTACCTGGCCCCGGACATCGTTGGTCCGGTACTGCGACGCGCTTCCGAGCAGGGCGCAGCCGCCGGCGTCCGGCATGCCGCCGAGCAGGCGGCCGTACAGCAGGCGCCCGCAACACCCCCGGTCCCGCTGCCGCCGCGGTTGCCGCTTACACCGCCGGCCGCATCGGTCACCAGGCCGATGGTCGAGCCGGCCGCCGCGCCGTCGGCATCGTCGGCCACGTCGATCGCTGAGCCGGTCGCCCGTTCAGCCCGCGCGGCCGCCGCCGCACGAATTGACCAGGCCGTGTCAGCACTCGCCAACGCCGACAACGTAACCGACGTCCAGACCGCACTCGCTCAGGCACAGCGCGCCCCCGAAGCCCTCGCCACCGCGGCCGAATGGCTCACCCACCATGCGTCCGGCGAGAGCACTCGCGCCGAGGCGATCCGCCGGGGCGCCAAGCTGCTGTGGATCGCCGAGCGCGACGCCTGCGTGGTGTGTCTGGCGCTGGCCGGCCACACCGCCAACGTGATGGAGGGCGAGGGCTTCGACGAGTTCGCCACGTTCGGCCCGGACCGTCCGCCCGAGCCGTGGCCCCGGGGCCAGCCGCTGACCGGTCCGCCGCGGCATCCGCACTGCCGTTGCCAGACGGTGCTGTGGTTCGGCACGGCCCCGGCCCAGCCGTCGCTGCCGGCATCGCTGATCCACGAGGCGCGCAGGTCGATTCTGCGCGGGTTCTCGCGCCCGTCCGAGTCGCACCGGCTGCGCCTGGTCGCCGCCTCACGGCTGCTCGGTACCGGCGCCCACGACATGCCGAGATCCGTTCGGCAGTACGCGTCCGAGGCGATCGCCGCCGGACGTTTCCCAAGCCGCGGCGTGCCGCGGTACCCGTCAGCCCACAGGAGGACAGCACCATGACCATGCTCGACGACATCAAGCAGGCGATGCACGACGCGATCGACAAGGCGTGGGAGGCGCTGCACGGCACCCACGACCTCGAGGCGGCGCGGCCGATCGCGCAGGCCACCACCGAGGCGCTGCACGCGCAGGCCCTCCAGGTCGAGGCGCAGCTGATCAAGCACGTCGCCGACAACGCCGTGACCCAAGCCGAGGCTGAGAAGCCCGCGACCGAGCCGGCTGCGACCGTGAGCATGGACCCTACGATGCCGACGCCGACCATGCCGACCTCGTCATCCGAATCCCTGTCGTCGGTGGCCCAGTCGACTACGAGCGGCTCCGAGCCGTCGCGGACAGCCTCCGCGACGTCGTCGACCACCGAGACCGAGTGAGACTCCGATGACACTGCCCGTCGACGTGGTCACCGTTCCGGTGATCGGCACGTGGCTCGACGGCACCGGTGCGCCCTGTAGCGGGAAGGTCATCTTCTCGCCGCAGGTCGCCACCCGGCTTGTGCACGTCGCCGACAACAAGGTGATCATGCCGGAGCGGCTGACCGCCACACTCGACGCCACCGGCTCGATCAGCACCAACCTGATCGCCACCGACCAGGGAAGCCTCGCCGGTGTCGGCGGCTTCACCTGGACCGCCGCCGTCCTCATCTTCGACTCGGCCGGCCAGCAGGTTACGCCCTACTCGTTTGCGTTCCCGGTGCCGTCCGGCACCATCGGCGCGATCGACATCACCAACCCGACGTACGCCCTGTCCGGCACCTCGAACGGGCTGCCCCCGGCGTAGTAGTAGAACACCAGTTCGACACTGCGCTACTCTGATCACAGCTTCGTCAGCCGCCCGCCGTAAACGCGGGTTCGGAGCCCGATACCCGAACCGATCCGTAGAGGGCGGCTCCGATGGCTGGCACGCGCGTTGAGATGGCACCCGAGGGTGAGATCCGCGCTTTCCTGGCCGCCAGAGTCGGCGATGTCTTCGACAAGAGCCTCGGCCCGGCGATCACCGCGGACGCTGAGCGTGGATGCCCCAAGCTCACCGGGAAGTTGAGCGCGTCCCTCGACTACGACCTTCAGACGGCCGACAACGGCCTGCCGATCCTCATCATCGGCTCGTTCGATGACCGGGTCGGCCGCGTGCCGTACGCCGCCGCGGTCGAGATGGGCTTCCACGGCATAGAGGCCGTCCGCGCCTACGTCACCAAGACCGGCCACCGCGTCAAGGCGCACATCCGGCGCGGCAACACCCCGGAGCAGCCGTATCTGAGGCCGGCGCTGTACCGGAAGCGGGGCGGCTGATGCGCCGCCTCGTCGCCCACTGGTGGACGGAGCACCCGGGCGTCCGTTCCCACAACGAGCTGACCCGCGGCGAGCGCGCGGCCGACCGGATGCGCCTCGGCATGGGCAGCTGGGCGTTCGTTTTCAGCGCGGTCGCGTTCCTGGCCGTGTGGATGACCGCGAACGTCCTGCTGGCCACCGGCGCGTTCGACCAGTACCCGTTCATCCTGCTGAACCTGGTGCTGTCGTGCGTGGCCGCGTTGCAGGGCGCGGTCCTGCTGATCGCGGCCAAGCGCAGCGACCAGATCAGCGCCGAGGTCGCGCAGCACACCGCCGACAACACCGCGGCGATCCTCGAGACCGTCACCGAGATCCGCGACGCGGTCCGGGACCAGGCGGCCGGCGGTGGCCAGTGAGCACGCTGCTGCTGCCGAACTCGGAGCTGGTCGCGGCCGGCTGGCTGGCGGCGATCCCCGGGTGGTCCTCGGCGATGGTTGGCACCACCCTGCCGCGCATGGGCAAGTCAGGGCCGCTGCCGGCGTGGGTGGCGACCGGCTTCGCGACGGTCGCCGTCGTAGGCGGTACGCCGGCCAGTCACTCGCCGCAGGCGGAGCCGGTGGTGTCCGTGAACTGCTGGGCGGCGAACGCTACCGGCGGTGGCGCGGCGTCCGCCCCGATCAACGTCTCGAACAAGCCGCCGTGGGGGAAAGCGGCGCAGCTGGCCGAGCAGATCCGTCAGGCCGCCTACACCCTCGACAAGGGTTTCGGCCGGGGCGTGGCCATGCCGGTGCCGGGCTACGCACACGCCGCGGTCACCTCGGCGCTGCTGCTGTCCGAGCCTCGGCGCATGCCGTCGGACATCGCCTCGTACGCCCGCTACCAGTTCGAGATCCAGCTCACGTGGGTTGCAGGGAGCAGCTGATGCCGAAGATCCGCACCGTGTTCCGGCCCTGGGAAGAGGTCGAGGTCTCCGACGAGGAGGCCGCGGCCAACGCTGCCATGGGCCTGCTCGCCCCCGACGTCGTCGAGGAGGTGAACAGCAGTGGCAGCAGCGAAGAAGGCAGCGCCGAAGGCGAAGCCGCACCCGGGGTTCAAGACGGAGGCGTCGAAGATCTCCCGCCGGGAGGGCGTCAGCCCCGACGCCGCGCGAGCAATCCTCGCGTCCCGGACGCGCAAGGCCAGCCCGAAGGCGAAGGCGTCGAACCCGGCGCTGAAGAAGGTCCTACCGAAGAAGAAGGGATGACGAGCTGATGGCTCGGTACAACTTCAGCCAGCAGGGCACGATCCAGCCGTTCACACGGCAGACCGGCCTGCGTGGCACCTACCAGGCAATGACCGGTTTCACCGGCTTCCAGTGGTCGAACACCGGCCAGCAGATCGTCGCCATCATCAACGGGGCGACGGCGTCCAACTACACGATCAACATCGGGACCACCATCGAGGGCCAGGCCGTCGCCGCCTTCACCGGCGCGCTCCCGGTAAGCAACACGGACCCGATTTTCTTCGGGCCGTTCCCGCGCGACTTCCAGCAGACGGACGGCCTCAACTCCGTCTACATCGATCTGTCGTCGGTGGCCACGGTCACCGTCGCCATCTTCCAGCTGAACGGGGTCTGAGCCATGATGACCATCACCCCGTACAACCTGGTCCAGGGCCCCGGCGACCTGTACCTGGCGCCGTTCGGCAGCGTCGAGCCGACCGACGCCAACGCGACCGTGGTGGCCGGGCCGCCCGGCGGCGTGTGGCAGGGCGTCGGTGCCACCGAGGCCGACGTCACCCTCGAGGTCGACGTCACCTACGACGACCTGAAGGTCGACCAGCTGATCGATTTGGTGGGCGCCCGCGCTACGGACCGGCAGATCACGCTGAAGACGCAGCTGCGTGAGGTCACCCTCACCAACATGGCGAACGCGATGAACAGTCTGGTCACGACCACCGTGTCCGGCAGCTACACAGTGCTGGAGCCGGTCACCGCCTCCAACGCCACGCAGCCGCTGTACTCGGCGCTGGTCTTCGACACGTGGGCGCCGACGCTGGCCACGGGGCAGCCGGCCCGCCGCCGGATCATCGTCCGCAAGGTGCTGTCCAAGCCGAAGATCCAGCTGATCTCCGGCAAGGGCAAGAACGCCATGTACGACGTCACCTGGCAGGCCTACTACGTGTCGGCCACCACCCCCCTGTTCCACCTGGTCGACCAGACCGCCTGATCCCTGCCGTCTCGTTTCAGCCTGGCCCGCAGTAGCAGCCGCTGCGGGCCGACGAGAAAGGACCCCCGACGATGCCCACCACGAAGACCACCCGTCCGCGCAAGACCGCCGCAGCCCCGCCGCCGGACCGGCCGGCGCCGCTGGTCGACCTGACCGCCGAAGCCTTCGACTCCACCGCGGTCGAGCAGCGGTTCCTGTGCGAGCTCGGCGGCACCGAGTACTACATCCCAGCGCAGCAGCCCGCCGGGAAGCTCTACCAGTACGTCGAGATCGAGCGCACCGAGAGCGCCGACCGCGCGATGTGGTGGATGTTCGGCGACCTGCTCGGCGAGGGCTTCGTCGAGGCCCTGCGCGACTACAAGGGCCTGT